TTTTTCGCGCCAAATATATTTAAGGCAGTTGCCTTTGCAGTAGCCACGGAACTCTTCGTTGCTTAAGGCTGCTTCAATTGCCTCAATACATTCAATGCTCCCATCCGTATAGTGCGGTGGGTGATTGACGGTATCCGGCGTGACCACAGGAGTTTCTTCTTTGACAGCCCAAGGTACAGGACAAACGCCTCCTGGGCAATCTTTGATCTCGTCTATCGGGTCAAACCACGCCTTTTCTTCGAGAGGGTCATCTCGGTCGTAATGTTGGCTGGAGGTAGATCCACGACTTTGTTTTTCGGGATTGGCATTGTTCCCGGATACATCCCCGCTTCCTCGACCCCTGGAATATAACCCGTTTTCCCCGGCCTCGCCATCCCTTCCAGATTGAGAGGATTCCGCTCTAAACCCTGTTCGCACGCTGTTAATCCACGATTGTACATATCGTACAACGGAACATCATTTTCTGCGTTATCTAGTGGCTGCCCAAAATCTTCTTCCGTTAGGCAACGGCACCGAACTTCGTCTTGTACAAAGCTATCTAAAAATCCAGCAGCGCCGTGCATCATGGCGTTTAGTTGTATATCCTCTACTAAAATATTATCATGGCTGATTTATACAATCCTATCTACGATCCAAGGCTGCGCTCTGGTACCTCTGGGGCAGAAGTATCGGATCTTAATCCTGAGCAGGCATACGACACTGACTTGCGTCGTGTTGATCCAGAGGCTCGTGCTTCGGCTGAGAGTGTTAACGACAAACAAGAACGTGTAGGTCGTTTTATTAAAGCTGCAAAAACAGCTGGTAAATACCGACAGTCAGCTGCGATTGATGAGCCGACTATTCGAGGTAAAGTGCCAAGAGGAGAAGCGACGATTGATGGGACCACCCTCCCGAACCTTGGAGATCGATTCGGAAGGGGTGGTGGTACGAACTATGCCAACAAACCTCAGCCTCGCTTTGGGCGTCCGTTTGGCTGATCAAGCACGCGAGAAGACGACTTCTTTCTCTTGGTTTTGATACTTTCCTTTCCTGTCTTGGTACGTCACCTCACAAGGCTTACCGCGATAGAAAAGAAGCTGCGTGATTCCTTCGTCCGCATAGATGCGATTGAAAAGACCGGTGCAGTTGCTGATCTCAAGTGTTAAGTAGCCTTCCCAGCCAGATTCCGCTGGTGTGATATTGACCAAAATCCCGGAGCGTGCGTAGGTTGATTTACCGACTGCAACGACAGTCACATCGCGAGGAAGCTTAAGACGCTCTTGCGCCACGCCAAGGCAATAACCATAGGGAGGCAAGAGAAAGTATTGGCCTTTTTCATCTTCCAGCAAATCAGCTGGACGCAGGATACCAGGATCAAAGTCCTTGGGGTCACAATCGCCATTCTGAGTACGTCCAAAAATCAGACACTGAGAAGGAGAAAGGCGAATGTCATACCCATAGGAACTCAAACCATAACTTAAGATTTTCTTTCCATTCTTTTCATTTCTTAGGTGATCTTCAAACGGGGAGATCATGCCTTCTTTCTCGGCCAATTCTTTGATTTCCCAGTCTGCCAACACGGACATTTGCTCAGTGCATCGGATTGCAGTATAGCCAGAAACTAATAGATAACTCGTCCTTTTGCCGAATAAACGTCAATGAAACGCTCCGTTGCTTCGCCGGGATTGTCTTTAGGTTGTAGGTAGACAATTAAAGATGTGCACGTTTTGTGTGGCTTTACTTCCCCATTGCTGACACGTAAAAGATTGGGGCTAGTTCTAGGAATACAGATGGGAAAGTCGAAGATTTTTTGATCGTAACGAAGCATGTCAGGACAGTTGCAAAAGAAAATGCCCTGTTCTATTTCGTCTTTAAGCCAGCTTTTGTAGAGCTTTGAAAACCAAACCGCATGAGAGGAACGCAAACTCTTGGCTGTACTCCTGGTACGCTTCCACTTAAAGTTCTTTTCATCCCAGAAGTAGGCACCCGGTGGCGAAAATAAATAGACCTTGCCGTACCAGGTTTTTTCATTTAGTCCATCGTCTTTCGGAGTGAAGTATGCATCAGCTCCAACGTATTTATTTGCTATATCCGAGCTAGCAACATCGAGATCAATATTACCCATGACCTCGTTTGCGGCGCAGACAAGATCACGGCTTGTGATAAGCTCGATATCCTCATTAAGACCGGGATAGATACTAGGTATCGCCATCAGTTATCAGCAACTTGGTTGTAGTCGACTTCAAAGTATCGAATTCCTTCTCCATCATTGATTACGTACCCAGCTTTTTCAGTTGGGTCAATCTTTTGCGCGGCTTCTAGAATGCGTCGGAATGTCTCCGCCAGATCTCCGTTATGTCCGCGTTCACACTCCTCCTGAGCCGAATGGATTTCTTTTAGAGTCCAAAAGAACATAGAACGTCCTTTGTCTTCTGGCTGAAACACCATGACCCCTGGGCCTTCTACATCCCACATCTTGCAGTACTGCTGCCCCATGTCACCGAGAATAAGCTTGATTGTGGCATCAAGCATCTTGGTTTTTGTTTCGTCCAGATCAGGACCAATTACTGACGCTACCAGTTTTTCCCTTCGATTCATTTTCGATTAAGCCCTGTTTAGACAATGATTCTAAAAGTTTAGGCAATGGTTTGTAAATAACGACCAACTTGCCGAGATTGCCGCGTTTTTTAACAAGCTTGCCTCGTTCGTCTTTTAGCTTGTCAAACTCGCCAGAACGAATCAGATACTCGGCTACACAACGCAGCCGTCGCTTAAGAGGTAATTCCGCGTTAGGAAATTTACCACAGATTGTATCTGGTTCCATGTCCTTGAAAGCAATGCGCAATCTGTTTGCCAACGTCATGTTTGAGTTGGCGTCTTCCTCCTCATAAGTCCTAATGACTTCCAGGTATCGGCGCAAGCATGCGTCGTCAAAAGAACCGTGTGGTGGCAGGAAATCTTCCACTTGCAGGCAGAGAGATTTCGGTAACACGTCCTGATGATTGGCGATAGTCACGCCATCGATATCTATGTTATTAAAGCGATGCGACATGTTCTTGATCCACTTTGTCTGACAGGGACTCACGCTGGTAGAGGTCTTTGTGTTTTGAAAAATCAGCTAGTGTTATTTCTTTGTTTTTACTAAAAGATTGCACCAGCGCGTTCCAGGGGATCCGGATGGTTGCTCTTTTACCTTGTTCAAAACCAATGTTGACGTAATGCAAACCTTCTTTCCAGCCTTTATCTGGAAACTTTTTACCTACTGCAATCCAGTTTCTAAGTGTTTGATCGGACACACTCAAGCGCCTGGCACATTCTTCTGTAGAGATGTACTCATCAGTGAAAGCGCCGGGATCAACTACTGGTGAACCCTCTTGCTTGTATTGAGTGGACCAGATGCTATTAAGGATGTTTTTAATACCGCGCAACTCGTGAGCTACGTCTTCAAGACTTTTTCTAATTCCGTGAGTCATGTCTCGCAATGTTTTGATTAAATGCTAATGTATGAGAAAATGTTTTGCTTGTTATGGAAGAGCAGATTCCAGCCTCCAATGTTCCACAGCCACAGCCTGCTGTCCCTGGTGCTCCATACGGAATCAATCAGTTGACCCCTGAGATGCTTGATGCGCTGAAGGCTCAAGCACGTCAGAACGCAATTAAGCAGGTTATCGAGGAACGTGCTGCCTCTTATCAGGCTCCTGCTCCTCAGGTCGTCTATCTCCGTCGAAATCTGACGGTTGCAGAGCTTGGTTTAATTCTGTTGCTTTCTTGTGGCATTGTTACAGGGATTCAAGCAGCCTGGAACTTTGGATCAAACCTACTGCCACGCATTGAAATTAAAGTAAAATGAAGTGAATGAAGGTCGCCTATAATTTAATTTATAGGCTTTTTGGTTTAGTAGGTGGCTAATAGGCGCATTACAGAGTTACCAGCGATCTTGTCGTCAAACATAGTTGACGATGATCTTTTGATGGTTGTCGATGTAGCCGAAGTAGATCCCGCGTTAAGAAATAAAAAACTAACTTTTAATAGCACAAAAGCATATTTTAATGGTTACTACCTGCAAATCACAGGCGGCACGATTGCTGGATCCTTAATTGTTGCCAATAATTTAACAGTTAGTGGTACGTTCAGTCCACAAAATCTTCAAGTTAGCGGCACCGGTACGTTTGCAAATATTCTTGTTACTGGCAATGCAGAAGTACAAACCACTTTAAGTGGCAACATCATTACAGGTACTTCACTCCTTGGCGTTAATGTCAATGCCGTTAATCTTTATAGCAATACAGGTTCTATTGGCGATCTTAACGTTGGAACCGGTAATTTTACCCGTATTAGTGGCGTAACAATAACTGGTTCTACTGGTCGATTTCAAACCATAACCGGTCAGTCTATTAGTGGAGCAACAGGTATTTTTGCCAGTTTTAGTGGTACTAATATCACTGGTGTAAACGGAGTATTTACTACTCAAGTTTCGGGTGCAGTTGTTACAGGCAATACTGTAAGGGCGTCTAGTATCACTGGCGTTTCCGGTGTATTCACTTCCAATGTTTCTGGCGCAACCGTAACTGGAGATGCGATCCTTGGAAGTAATATCACTGGTGTCTCTGGTGTATTTACAACTCAAGTTTCTGGTTTAACAGTCACCGGAAATACAGGTTTGTTTACAAACCTTACAGGTGTTTCCGGTACGTTCACCAGCCGTGTTTCCGGAGCGACGGTTACAGGTGCCACGGGTTCTTTTGGCCGCATTAATGGGGTAACAGGTGTCTTCACCTCTGTTTTATCCGGTTCTACCATTACAGGAAATTCAGGTTTATTTACATATGTCACAGGTGGCACTGTAGACGCTGAACTCTCCACCATTTTTGGTCTTTATGCAACTTACGGCACAATAGACAATTTAGATACTGATTCTGGTTATTTTAATTATCTTCTTTCTGGAGAGACGATTACCGGTCAAACCGGTTTATTTACAACGATAACTGCTGCAACAGGTATCTTTACCGATAGCCTGTCGATCCCAACTATCACAACGACTGGGAACATTGATGCCAGTGGCAGCCTGGCTATCTTTGGTAGCGGTGTTTTTGGTTCTGGTTTAACTGTCAGTGGAACGATATCTGGCGAAACAATTACCGGATCTACAGGTAATTTCAGCATTATTAATGCCAATGAAATCTATGGTGCGACAATCGTCTCTGGTGCAACCGTAACAGGCGCATCGGGTTCGTTTACCAGGGCAACAGCTGTCAGTGGTGTTTTTACCACCAACCTAAGTGGTGCAACAATTACAGGTAATACCGTCAACGCAACAACCGGTAATTTTGTCACTGGCATCTTTAACTTTATTTCTGGTGCAGTCGTAACAGGTAACACCGGTCGTTTTGCAACCGTAACAGGTGCGTCCGGAGTATTTACTTCTGAGCTCTCAGGTGCTCTAATTACAGGCACTACTGGCTCTTTTGTTAATATAAACGCGGTAAGCGGTACATTTACAGATCGAGTCTCAGGTGCAATTGTTACAGGAGACGCAGGACGATTTAGCAATATAACAGGCGTTTCTGGTGTCTTTACCACCAGTGTCTCTGGAGCTACCGTCACTGGTTCTGCCGGTAATTTTGGAACGGTTACTGGTGTTTCTGGTGTATTTACGACTCAGGTTTCTGGAACAACCGTTACCGGTAACGCAGGTGTCTTCACTCGAGTCACGGGTGTTAGCGGCGCTTTTACTACGCAGCTTTCTGGACAAAACGTTTTTGGTGAAAATGCGACCTTTAATTACATTACTGGTAGTACCAGGGTTGAGGGTGGAACTGTTTCCGGTGGTACCGTCACAGGCAATACCGGTTTATTTGGCAACCTAACAGCTGCAACTGGTAACTTTACCTCCCGCGTTTCTGGAGCATTTATTACTGGTAACACAATTGATGCAGTAACTGTTAATGCAATTACCGGTAACTTTACCGTTGCCAACTTCACTCAAACAACAACAGGAAATATTAACGTCAGCGGTAGCGGCATTTTTGGTAGTGGTGTTTTTACAACCGGAATCATTTCCGGTAACACGTATTACGCAAGTGGTGGCGTATTAATTATTAGTGGCTCCGGCGACATCCGTCCTTATGGGCTGTATAGCTTCCCCCCAGCTACCGGAATTTCTGGCTACGTCCTTTCCACAAATGCAGATGGAACCACCAGCTGGATTCCTACGTCGAGCGCCACCGAGAATCTTGTTTTAGTCTCGGGGAACATCACTGGTGTTGTCAACACTTATTATGTTTTAATTAGTGGCGCAACCATCACGCTACCTGGCACGCCATCAAGTGGTAACTATGTTGGCGTGATCAACAGAAGTAATACAATCACTGGTCAACTTTTAAGAAATGGAAGCAATATAATGGGTGTAGCAGATGACTTAGAGATCGACGATTTGAACGCTCGTTTCAGGTTGATCTACGCAGATTCTTCACAAGGTTGGGTAATTGACTAATGGCCAT